GCGCTGCGCGCCAAGCTCGATCCGCCGACGCGCGACCTGTTCGCCGCCGCGCCGTCGCCGGCAGATCATGTGCAAACGTCTGCACCCTCTCTGGCCATTGTGCCGCCCCCGCACCCGCAACCCGCCGACCACGGCTTTGGCAATGAAGGATGGAACCTGTGAGCCGCATAACCTCGATCACCCTGGAGAAGGACGCCGCCGTCAACTTCCATAATGACCTGGTGCGCATCATCCGCGAAAGCCTCGGCCTGCCGGAAAAGGTCGCCGTGCCGATGGCGGACGAGCTGGCGGCCGGCTTGCGGCGGCACATGGGCGGCTTCTACATTCCCGCGCGCGAGATCCGCGAAGTGCGCGATACCGCGGTGCTGCGCGACTTCAACGGCCGCAACCATGCCGAGGTGATGCGCAGGCATAACATCTGCCGCGCCACGCTCTACAACATCATCAAGCGCGGCCGCGCGGGGTGAATGTCTAACTTCACCGAGATATTAGACAGCCCCTTCGCCATGATGCCTGCACTCCCTGCAGGAGACCTACATGGCCTTTACCAACGACGACCTGGCAGCGCTCGACCGCGCCATTGCCTCTGGCGAACTGACCATTCGCACCAATGACCGGCAAGTCACCTACCGCAGCATCGACGAGCTGAAGACGGCGCGCGAACTGGTGGCATCCGGGCTGGCCGCGCAAGCGGCGACGGCCCGCCTCTATCCGCGCCACCAGTTGGCCGACTTTTCGGACGACTGACATGCCGAACATCATCGACAAAGCCATCGAATACCTCGCGCCCGGCGCCGCACTCCGGCGCGCCCATGCCCGGCGCGTGCTGGCCTATTACGAAGCCGCCAAGGCCGATCGCCTGCGCAAGAACCGGCGCGAAACCGGCAGCGGCAACGACGCCATCCTGCGCGCCGGGTCATCGCTGCGCCAGCAGGCGCGCCACTTCGAACAGAACTACGACCTCGCGCTCGGCGTGCTCAACACGCTGGTGAACAACGTTGTCGGCGCCAATGGCATCGGTGTCGAGCCGCAGCCGCGCCGTGCCGACGGCAGCATCCATATCGAGTTCGCCCGCGAGCTGCTCGACCTGTGGAAAGACTGGTCGCGCAACCCCGAGGTCACCTGGATGCACGACCGACCGAGCATGGAGCGCATGCTGGCGCGCGTCTGGTTCCGCGATGGCGAAGTCTTCGGTCAGACCGTAGAGGGCGTGGCGCCCTGGATCGACCACGGCACGCGCGTGCCGCTCTCCATCGAAATGATGGAGCCGGATTTCGTGCCGATGGAACTGCACTCCGTCACGCCGCTGATCCAGCAGGGCATCGAGATCAATGCCTGGGGCCGCCCTGTCGGCTATCACGTTTACAAGGCCAACCCGGTGGAGTCCGGCCCGGTATCCGGCAAGGGGCAGACCAAACGCCTGCCGGCCGGGCGCATGCTGCACCTGGCCACGCGCCACCGCATTCGCCAGCTGCGCGGCGTCTCGATCTTCGCCTCGGTGCTCAACCGCTTTGACGACCTCAAGGACTACGAAGAATCCGAACGCATCGCCGCCAAGGTAGCGGCCTCGATGGCCGCCTTCATCAAGAAGGGCGCGCCGGACATGTACGACCCCGGCGAGAGCGCCGCGTCGCAGCGGCAGATGAAGTTCCGCCCTGGCATGGTCTTCGACGATCTGCGCCCCGGGGAGGAGATCGGCGTCATCGACACCAATCGACCGAACCCGAATCTGGAAACCTACCGCAGCGGCCAGCTCAAGGCCGTGGCCGCCGGCACCGGACCCACCTACAGCAGCCTGGCCAAGACCTACGACGGCACCTACAGCGCACAGCGCCAGGAGCTGGTCGAGGGCTGGATGGCCTATCAGACCCTGTCGGCCGAATTCATCAGCCGCATCAGTCGCCCCATCTACGAAAAGTTCGTCGCCATGGCGCTGCTCTCAGGTGCCGTGCGTCGCCCGCCCGACGTCATACCGGAAACGGCAGACGACGCGATCTACATCCCGCCGCAAATGCCATGGATCGATCCCCTCAAGGAAGCCGACGCCTGGGCCAAGCAGGAAGATCGCGCCTACATCAGCGGCCCCGAGATCATCCGCAAGCGCGGTGGCAACCCAATCGACGTGCTCGAGCAGCAATCCCGCTGGCTTCAGGAAAAAGAAGCCCGCGGCATCCCTGTCGATGCCGGCAAGGCCACGGCACCTGCCGTCCCACCAGCGCCGACTTCTGACGACAACGAAGCCCGTACTTAACCCACAGGAGAAAGCACCATGAAACACTTCCGTCCCATCCGTACCTTCCTCGCCACCCTGCTGTTCGCCGTCACCTCGTTTGTCCACGCCGGGGCCCTCACTGACTACGCTGAAAACAAACTCGTCGATGCCGTCCTGCGCGGCCAGGCGCTCGGTGCGCCGGCCACCGGCTATGTCGGCCTGTTCACCACCTGCCCGACCGACAGCGCTGCCGGTACCGAAGTGTCGGGCGGCAGCTACGCGCGCGTCGCCGTCACCAGCTCGCTCACCAACTGGGCGGGCACGCAAAGCGCCGGCAGCACCACTGCGTCGAGCGGCACGGGCGGCACCACGTCCAACAATGGCGCCATCACCTTCCCGGCGCCGACGGCGAACTGGGCCACTGTCACCTGCTGGGGCATCTTCGATGCCGCCTCGGCCGGCAACCTGTGGATCTACTCCACGCTCACGGTCGACAAAACCATCAACAGCGGCGACGCGGCCCCGTCCTTCGCGGCCGGCGCGGCGACCTTCCAGATCGATAACTGATCCCCGGTAGCAATGCCTCAGATCACCGTCACCGAGCAGGGCGGCACCGGGCGATATATCTCGTTCGGCGACGCCGCCGCCCTGCGCGACCTGTTCAACAACCCGAACGGCGCGACGATTATCGCCTACGTCAAGCCGGGCGATCAGGCAGCAACCAATTACCTGTTCTGCAAGTGCGACTCGTCCGGCTATGGCATGCGCTTCACGAACACGACAACCGGGCAATTGGGGTGCGCGGTTTATCGTGGCGGCGGCACTTCGCAGGTTTCCGGGGCAACAAGCGGTTCATATACGCAAGGGACATGGCAGCACTGGCAGGTATCGCATCCAGGCAACGGTTCGCTGCTTGGCGCGGGGCTAAACTTCTACATTGACGACAGTGCCTCGCTGACCAAAACACTGGTCACTGATGCTACATCGCCCATTGCCTCTGATTCCGGCCTGACGGCGATGATCCTGAACCGCACGGGCTTGGGGCGGCATTGGATCGGTGATGTTGCCTATGTCGCGGCCTGGAACCGCGTGCTCAGTGACATCGAGCGCGCGACGGTGCGGACGAACGGCCCGCTCGATGTTCCAAGCGGCCTGGTGTTCTGTTTCGCAAACGGCCAGGACTACGGCCCGAATTCCGTCGCCGTTGTTGATCGAACCACGCAGGTCGCGGGCAGCACGCCGACGAATACGAACCTTGGCGGGGGTATCGACCTGGCGGGAGCGGCCACGGCCACCGCATCAGCCAGCGCAACGCTGGCCGGTGGGGATACATCGCTGGCGGGCAACGCCGCAGCGCAGGCCAGTGCCAGCGCCACGCTCAATGGCATCACGATCTACGACACCGCAGATCGCGGCACGCTCGACCTGGCCAACTGCTCGGTTGTGCCGAACGGCACGACGCCGACGATCAACATCAAAAACATGTACGCCTGGGAGGAAAATGCTTCCGGGGCGCGAAACTGTTTTTTCCACCTGACCGGCATGACCGGCATGCGGCCGATCTTCGATGTGGATCGGTCGAACATGCAGTTGACCGACTACACCGGAAAGTTCAAGTGGAGCTATACCGGCGAGCGCGGTACATGGAATGACTTCACGTCAACAACCAGGGTAACTTCGCCGAACGTCTACCGCTCGCAGCATGCGGATGCCTTCGCGCAAGACACGGTGTATGTCTCGATGGCGAATCCGTGGCGGATTGGCTACACGCTGCCGTGGATTCAGTCGATCGAGTCCTCCGGGTTTGTCAGTTACGCGCAATCAGGCGGCGCTTCGTACCAGTTCGAAACGCGCAGCGCGACGACCGATCATCTGGGTGCCGCCATTGGCGCGCAGCCGTTGTACTCGTTCAAGATCAGCAGCGGCGCAGGTAATGCGCCGGACGGAAACCCGAAGCGCAAACTGGTGATGATGTCCGGCGTGCATGCGGCCGAGGACGCTGGAAACTACGCTCTTAAAGGTGCAGTCGAGTTCCTGATCTCGTCCGATCCGCTTGCAATCTCGGTGCGTGCCTGGTTCGATGCCTACGTCTACCCGGTCGTCGCTGCGGCGGGTCGGGCGGGCGGCGCGCAACGCGGAGATTTTCAGGCGGGAGCATTGACGGCCGACGTAAATCGGGCGTGGGACGGTGCGCCGGTGCTGGAAGTCGTCACCAAGCATAAGTCAGCGCTGGCGACCGATGTGGGGTCGACGGTTCATGTATTCATGGACTTCCACGGCGACCACACGACGACCGCGAATACCAGTTTCTTCGAAGGAACGGCAGGCGATCCATACGGCGCGAAGTGGGACGCCGCCATCGACACGCACCAGGTCACGACCATCGTCTATTCATCCTCGGCCGAATACTCGACCGGGTGGATCAAAGCGAACAAGTCTTGCCCGTACAACCTGACGCCTGAATGCGGCTACCTCGGCGAATGGACGCCGGCCAGCAAGGAATCTTTCGGTGCGGCCAACATCAAGGCCATTGCCACCCTCATCGCCCAGGGCGAGTGGGGTCAGGTGGCGCTGGCCGGCGCGGCGCTGGGGGTGGC